GGTATTCAACTGAAGATCGTGTTCACACCGCCTGTGCATTCTGGTTAGAAGCCGAGGAGTTTCGCAAGAACGGCGGTGTGATGAATATGGAGAAGGTTGATACAATGACAAATCGCAAAAAGCCATTCAATTGTGATTATGTCGGCGGCGGCTGGCTGATGATTCAAAAAGGTGTGTTTGAGGGGATGGAATATCCCTGGTGGCCACCGCTTCTTCAGTCATTTGAAGATGGCGCAATCGTTGATTTCTGTGGTGAAGACGTTGGTTTCTGCCTAAAAGCCAAGGAAAAAGGCTTTAAAATCTGGGTTGACCCCCGTATTCGCGTTGGACACGAAAAAACCTTCCCTATTTGATATGGTTAACATTCTATATGCTGGGCGCATCATTCATCACCAGATTACCGAAGAAGAAGCCGCGCCCATTCTTCTTGAACTTGCAGAACAAGCCTATAAAGGCGAAATTGACGAAGACAAAATCGATTTTGAATACATCTAAGGAGTAAAATGACAGTAAAAGCAAAAAACATTAGCGACATTCAATCAACACCTAAAAATTCACGGCAAGGCGATGGCAAAAACACCAAATATTCAAAGACAAGCCGAAATGGAGCCAGAAAAAAGTATCGCGGTCAAGGAAATTGAAAAATGGACAGGAAGAGTCTCACAAGTTCACCCAGAACTGGGGGGCTTTTCTATATGTCCATATGCAAAGAGCGGAAAATACAAGATTATTGAGTGTTCTGCCGATAAAATTGACGTAGAAGAAGGTTATGATGTTATCATCTACGTTATTGATGAGACGGATTTAGAAAAAATCAATGAATGGGTTGCTTTTTATAATAAAAAGTTTAAAGACTGGCTATTTTTTGAAGATTGTGCCAATTATGACACATTTATTGGTGGTGTTCAGACAAATAATGGACTATATAACTTAATTTTGGCTCAACCGAAGGAAAAGTTGATGAAATTTAGAGAGGCACTAAAGAAGACTGAGTATTATTCTTATTGGTCTGATGAGTATTATAAGGAAATAGTTGGCAATTAGACTTTTTGACAACAAAAAAGCCCCCGGTTAGGAGGGCTTTTTTGTTTCTCTAATTCAGCGACCTTTCCTACTTTCCTTTTCGTCTTTTTGAGCATCCCTTAGTGCTCGGGTTTGCATCTTAGATTTATTTCTATTAGATTGCTGAATTGAGTCTTCCCTTCCTTCTTGAGAATCTGCAGAACGATTAAGTATATCAATCACTTGAGCATCACTGTGGCGGCCCTTTGATTTTAGTTTTTTAATTTGACTATCAATTTGCGATGCTTTTCTAGTTCTTCCGGCAAAAATATTTCCGCTAGTATTGTATTGAGTCGGCTTAAAGCCTTCAACAATAGAATCAACCCAACCCTCGCTCATATGAGCCATCATAATCTCAGCATTTTCAACTGACTCACAAAGACCTTCATCAAGAAGATACTCGAGAACTAGGTCGTAAAGATCACTAGACTCCTTCATTTCCTTTTTGTCTTTGGCTTTATCCTTTTTTTCCTTGGGTTCAGATTTTTTCTCCTCTTTTTCACCTTCTTCTTCTTTTTCTACATCTTCATAATCATCACAGGACTCATTCTTCTCATAAACACTCATATAAGACTCATAAAGCCCAACCATTTCTTGCCGATCCATTAGTATTTTTAGCATTGTGCAACTATTTATAATTTCAATAAATAGTCACACTCATTCTAAATTACAATGGAACCAAAACTAATTAGAGAAGTAGAGAGCGAAGAGTTCTTTGAGACCACACTAGAAGAAGAGACCGAAATCTTTGAACGTAAGGATAAAAAAGAGAAAGATAAGGTGATCCTAGGCTGATAAATAGAAAGAGTAATTTCTATAATAAATGCCGGTAGAGCGGGTCAGTCAATCATTTAAGGATATTTCTTCATCGTTTAAGGTCAATCCCTTATCCTATGATATTATTGCAATCAAAAATGAAACTGCCATTTCCCGTTCAGTTCGTAATCTAGTTCTGACGCTACAGGGTGAACGGTTCTTTCAGAGCAATCTTGGTTGTAGTGTTTCAAGAAGTCTTTTTGAGAACATTACAGATTCAACTGCATCGTCAATACAGAGCGAGATTGAAAATACCCTTAATAACTACGAACCAAGAATATCTCTAATCGCGGTTGAAGTTAATCCAAATTATGATGAAAATGCCTATGATGTGGTCATTCGTTACAATATAATCGGCATTGAAGCCATACCGCAACAGTTAACCTTTGCCCTTCAGCCCACACGATAATGGCATCATCACCAATTATTAATTTCACGACTTTAGATTACGACCAGATAAGGGCATCACTGCAGGATTATCTAAGGGCGAACTCTAACTTCACCGATTACGATTTTGAGGGCTCAAACCTTTCAGTTATTCTTGACGTTCTTGCATATAATACCTATACTAATGCCTTCATTGGCAATATGCTATCCAATGAGGTGTTTCTTGATAGCGCAACGCTAAGAGAAAACGTTGTATCAGCAGCAAGAGAAATCGGTTATCTTCCGAGGAGCGCAACAGCAGCAAGAGCAAATATTTCATTCTTTGTTGATACTTCTTCTTATTCTTATCGTCCGGTTTCGCTGACTTTGAAGAAAGGACTTGTTTGTTCTTCTTCGGCATTCGGCAACGAATCTTATACATTTTCAATATCTAGTGATATTACTGTTCCAGTTGTCGATGATATTGCATATTTTGAAAGCGTAGAGATTATTGAAGGCTCATTTGTTGTTGATAACTTTACTGTCGCAGGAATCAACCCTGCACCACCACAAAGATTCATTTTAGATAATCCAAATATTGATACTTCAACCATAACAGTTGTAGTACGAGATAGCAGAATTTCATCTAGGAGCAATAAATTCACCTTTGCTGATAATTTATTCAATGTTACATCTACCTCTAAAATTTTCTTTGTTCAAGAAGTTGAAGACCAGAGATATGAGTTAATCTTTGGTGATGGAATTTTCGGAGTAGCACTACAAGATCAAAATTTTATTGAAGCATCTTATGTTGTAACAAACCAAAAAGAAGCCAACGGTATTACATCTTTTTCATTTATTGGTAGAATTGTAGATAATAACAATAATGCAGTTACTTCTGGAATTTCTCTACTAACGACCAATATCTCTTCTGGTGGCGGTAAGGAAATAGAAAGTATCAGTTCAATTAAAGCCTTGGCGCCCAAAAACTATTCCGCTCAAGGTAGATGTGTGACTCCAGAAGACTATGAAGCGGTTATTCCTAGAATATATCCAGAAGCAGAAAGTGTTTCAGCATATGGAGGCGAGACCTTAACACCACCACAATATGGAAAAGTATTCATTACCATTAAACCGTTCTATGGTAACTTCGTTCCAAATAGTATCAAAGATAATCTAAAAAGCAAACTGCGGCGCTATGCGGTGTCAGGAATTGTGCCAGAAATCATTGACTTAAAATATCTGTTCATTGAATATATTACAAACGTTTATTATAATCCAAATCTTACATCTTCGGTTGAGCAAGTCAAGAGCACAGTTTCAGATAATATTCAGGCTTATGCAGATTCTCACGAATTGAATCGCTATGGAGCCAGATTTAAGTATAGTAAATTTCAGAAACTAATTGATGATAGCCAGGCATCTATAACATCAAACATAACAAATATCCAGATTCGTCGTGATCTGAGGGCTCTTATAAACACCTTTGCAAATTATGAAATTTGCTTTGGCAATGCATTTCACATTAAAGATTCAAAAGGTTATAATATCAAGTCTTCCGGGTTTAAAGTAAGTGGTGTAGCTGATACCGTTTACTTAGCAGATATCCCAACTGATAGTTATACTGGAACATTAGTTTTATTTACTCTGGCGGCATCGCCAATCCTAATTCGTAGTAATGTTGGAACAATTGATTATTCAAAAGGTGAAATAAAAATCAGTTCAATCAATATTCTATCAACAACTGTATTTAAAGATAGTCAAAATTTCATTGAAATTTCCGGCAGTCCATCCTCTAATGATGTTATTGGTTTACAAGATTTATATCTACAAATGGATATAAGTAAATCAATCATTAATATGGTCCCAGATGATATTTCTTCTGGGGGTGACATTTCGGGCACTACATACATTACATCATCAAGTTATTCCAATAAAGATATAACGCGTTAAATATGTCAGTCAAAATAAGTTCTATCATTGAGAATCAATTCCCCGAATTTATGCGGCAAGAGTCTCCACTTTTGGTGGAGTTTATCAAGCAGTATTATATTTCTGGTGAATATCCCGGAGCTTCTTTTGATTTAATTTCTAATCTTTCTAATCACTCCAAACTTGAAAATCTAACCCGTCTTGTAGAAAATACTAC